GGCCGGTTGTTTCTTGGACTCTTTGTTGACGGCTTTTTGAGACAGCCTGTATGGCGTGACGAGCATGGCGCATTTATTGCATGTGGTCTTGACAATGGCCATAGTTTTGCCTGCTCCTCCTACACCAACGGTAGCCTCGATGTTAACGTCAACATCATGTGGTTTTATAGACTTTAACCTGTCTTTAATTTCTGGATATGCCGCAACAACAGGGTCATCACGTATGAGAACCTTAATGCAATCCTTAATGACTTGTTTAGAAACGCGAGCTGTCAAACGAGCGTTAATGTCAATGGCGATTTTGCATTTGCAGGCGGAAAGGCCTGCTTTTTGTTGTTTATTGTAATTGGCAGTGTCTATCTCGGCTTGTGCCGTGAACGCATTGTATTTCAATGGCTCATACTTGTTGGCTGCCTTAGCTGCGGGCTGGTTGACGGTGGAATCGGTAGTCGGTTGAACATCGGGGTTTGAGACTGCAGAAGCAATCGATATATGGGAACTAATCGACCATTTACGCCTTCCGGGTTCAGCATCTACATCTGGCAACTCGCTTAAATCAACGACGTCGGGCTCACCACTGCTATCCTTAGGGGCGGCGGGCTCTGGTGCGTTGACCACACTCTCAACGAGGTGGTATAGGCAAGCTGCGACTTCAGTATCGTCGTCAACTAATAAATCATCAGCGTTCTTTGTGTCGGCTGGGTTAACTGTCATTGCGGCTAACTCTGGTCTAAGCATAGCTTGTTCTAGTGCGAGTTCGTCGTCTTTTGAGAGTGCGGTCTTTCGAGCGTCTTCCTTTTTGATTGCGACAATCTCTGGTCTAAGCATTGCTTGTTCTAGTGCGAGTTCGTCGTCTTTTAATTGTGCGGTCTTTCGAGCGTCTTCCTTTAATGCCTCCGCGTTTTTAATAGTAAAAACGTTGCCGGTCTCATCAATGTGCCATCTGGCCAATATGGCGAAATATTGTTCACCACTAGTGATATTGGATGCATCATTGTGTATGATTTTCATTGTACCGGTACGTCCTTGTCGAGTAAACTCTTCAAGAATTGAATCAATCATGCCGCGGAGGTCTCTGTCGTACATGACTTTGTAAATATAAATTTTAAACCAATGTTTAATTGCTGCTAAAACTGCGACCTTATCTTTAATGGTGTTTTTGTCGCATGGGCAATCGTCTAGGAATACATCATATTTGTGCGAGCCTGCACCAGAAAGTGACATTAGGCGTTTTATGAATTCTGTGACGTTGCTGTAACCGAAGTTGGCATCCACGTGTGTCATGGGATAACTCCAACCTTTGGCATAATGGCAGCGGAAATAATGTTCGTCAAAATTAGCA